TTTGAAAGTCAAACTGGAAGAGTCCATATCCGGGTCCATTGTCCTGCTTTTTAGTGTAGTCATAGGTGTACCCTGTTTCAACAGCAATGTTGGCTAGAACGCCAGTTATGGCACGCTCAGGTAGGTACTGAGATAACAGTCCTGCTATGTATAAGGGGTTAGACATTAATACTTACCAACACCTAAGTAAGTTTTAATGTAATCTTCCCTGTCTGCTTTCTCTGGTATTTGATGTAAGATTTGTACCATCTCATCTCTATCTAGTTCTCTAATCTGACTAGCCATTTCTTTTTCTTTATTACCAGTACCACTTAAATCTCTTAAATAGTCTTGTCTTTTTTCTTCAACTCCTAAGTTATCAAATATCTTTTCAGAGTTCCAAGAAAAATCGTTGTTGTTATTACTAAACATTCCTGCCATTTTTATCTCCGTTATATGTCACGCCATGCGTCTTTTAAATATCCCTTGCCCGGAATGTTCGGAACAAGTCTTAATATAATTTTATCTATATCACCTTTTGTTAAGTCACCTAAAGTATCCAAAGCATCTGAAATTGTAGGTCCAGCTATTCCAGCTAAAGCACTGCTTCCTCTTTCTCCTACTTGTTGTAATGTATCAAACCATAATCCAAACGCTCCTGCATTACCTATACCGTTTATAAGAAGTTCAAATGCACTTCTGTTTTCCTCTATATCTCTTCCAGTTAACAATGACCTTACCTGTTCAATAGCATTACCACCTATGCCTGCAAATGCCATGTAAGTTAATAATGGTGCAGGGTTTTTATTAATAAACAACTCATCAGCAACACTTCTTTTTAAAAACCTAGCTTGAAAAAACATAAATGATTTAAATTTAGTAGCTAGTTTATACCAAGGTTTACTCCAGTTAACAGGAAGTGTAGCAGATTCACCTGAAAAGTTTACTCTTTTATTAAACATGTGACCTGCAATAGCTATGTCTTGGGCACTTAGTTCTGTTCTTAAAGGGTCAGCTACTCCTAACTCTTTCATCTCTCTCTGTAATTTGTTGGCTATCTTTGAATCGCCTTTACCATTCTTAATTAATTTTTGTAGTTTAGTATGTAAGTATTTAACATGACCAACTCCCATAACAGCAGCACCTCTTCTGTTAAGTCTTTCAACACTCATAAATCCAGTCGCTCTTAAAAACTGTGTTGGCTCATTTAAAAATTTTAATGGACCTTTAAACTCTCTATCAATAATACGAGCTGAAGGAGAATTTTCAGTAACTATCTTAGCTAAGTCCATATCTCCTAGTACACCTACAGCGTTAATATCAGCCATGTCTTGTGGTGACTTTACTATAGCTCTTACTAGAGAGCTTATAGCTTTATAAGGTAGTGTAACTAAATTACCTGAACGAGCAAGCTCAGTTGTTCCATTAACAAAAGTCTGTGTAGCATTAGGAATAAAGGCTAGTCCTAGCTTATGGTTTTGTAAAGCATTAATCCTAGAGATAGCTCTTCCTGACATCTTTGAATTAACATCCTGTACATTTTTTATTACTGCAGACTTTAAAGGGTCGCCTACAGCAGTAAAATAAATTTCCTGTACGTCCTCTGCTTCTGTATTTTTACCATCTTTTCTTAATTGTTTAATAAACTTTGTTACTCTTTCATCATTAGAACCAAATCTTTTAGCATATTCATTTCTTTTAATAGTATCAGCAAAAAACATCTGCCATCTTTCAGCTGCTGGAGCCATGAAAGGGTCAAGGTCACGTTCCATTCTTGCAGGAATAACAAACTTCCTAGTTTTTTCTAAGTGGGTAGAGCGTTTAATGTTTGTTCTATCCATTGCATTCATAAACCAAAGACGTTTAATATCTTTAGCGTTCATCTCTCCACTTAAAAACTCTTTAGTATATTCTTTACTTCCACTAATATTTTGAATAAGTTTTTCAGTTGACTTAGGACTTTTCTTTAATGCAGCTTGAAGGTAATTTTTAAATTCAGCTGCACCCTTAGGGTCAGTTAAATAAGCAGTGTTCCATATACGTGGCACATAAGAAGTATCTTTTATAAATTTATTAAAATCTTTTCTACTAATAACTCCTGACTTAGCAGCATCAGTAAGAACAGCTTTCTTGTCTTTAAGAACCATGTTAATATATTGTTTTTGTACAGGTGTTACACCTTTAGCATTAACTCCATTCTCTACAAGACGATTAGTATCTCCTAATTCCTTTTTATTTTGTTTAATAAAAGACGCTATCTTACCGTTAATTCTAGCTACGTTTATATCTATAGCTACATTAGCACCATACATGGCTTCACCTAAATTCCTAGCACCTGAATTTATTAATTGAATATCAGGACCATATACAGTTCTTGCAAGTCCTGAGCCTATTTGGTCGTTAATATATTTATAAGTATTATAACCCCATCTATTAAATTTAGGTAACACAACATTACCTACATCTACCATGTCTGCCATAAGAGCCTTTTCACCTGCTTCAGTTTTTTCTACTCTATCTCTAGCTCTTAATATACTATCATTGTATTTTATATCGTCAGGTGTTTTTACTTTACGAGGAGGAATAAGCTCTGATTCAGCTAACCTCTGTGTTCTAGGAGTAACTAGGGTTGATTGTTCAGCAATAAATTTTTCTTTACTTGGAGTACCTAGTATAGCTTCTTCCGAGTTTCTAACAACAGTAGGAACAGCATAATCAAAACCTTCTGCTCTCTTTTTAACTACTTCTGCTTTAACGTCTTTAGAACTCCATCCTATTTTTTTAAGAAATTTCTTTAAAGACTTCTCATCTTGAACAGCTAATCCTATTTCATCTATAACCTGTTGGTTGCTTAGGTTTGATTTTATTAAGTAGTCATCAGCTAAGTTTTTTAAAGTTGCTTTTACAGCAGCAGAGCCACCACCTATGCCAATACCAAAACCATAACCTGCTATACCTCCAGCAAGAGCATCAATACTTGTGTCTAAAAGATTAACATTCTCTTGTACTCCACCTTGTATAAGAACTCTTTGGTCAGATAGATTATCAGCAGCCATGTAGGTAGCACCTACTTTAAATCCTTTATTAGCTCCTTGTGCTATGCTTCCTGATAAGAACTTTTTAATACCTACTTTAACAGCTTCTTTTTCTAGGTCTTTCTTTAGTAGCTTTTTACCACCAAACTTAATTAGTTGTCTAACTATATTACCACCATAATAAGTAGTAGGGTCTGACAGTATAGCTGCTGTAATGTTTTCCCATTTAGCTGAAAGACTAATACCACCATCATCTTCACTACCTAATAGTTTTTGAAAGTTAACCCATTGAACAGCAAAGTCTTGTTTCTGTTCGTCAGTCATCTTTAAAGACTTTAAACCTTCTATACCTTTTTTAGCAAAGTTATATTCAAAGAAATGTTGAGCTCTTACCCACTCGTTTATTAACTCATCTTTTGTTTTTAATTTTTTATCTTTGTTATAAGCACCATATGTTCTTTGTAAAGATTCAAGAAGTGGTCTGTTACTTTTCATGTCTTGAATAGTAAACTCTTCTCCACCCTTTAAATCAAGACCTGTACCTACAGAGTCCATCCAGTTAACGGAACCTTCCGCACAATCTTTACCACCTTTTTCAAATGTACACATAGTATCATTTAAAAACATTTTTCTTTTATCAAGGATAGCTTGGTATTGCGTGTTAAGATTTATTTTTCCTTGCTCATCTCCTTTTTCATCTAGCTCTTTCCACAAAGATTGATACTCATTTCTTTTTTCCGTATAAACATTTGTCCAGTAATCAGAAGCTTCTCCATCTTCACTAAATGTTTTGTTTAATTGATTAACTTCCTCAAGAGATTGGATTTGTTTTTCAGCTTTAGATACACTTGTAACACCATATGCTGTATCTCCTACATCCAAGTAAGGTCCTGATGGCATCCATCCTTCAGATTCTATTCGATTGATTTCATCTTCTACTAAATCATCCTCTGCTTTTTCAAGAGGATTATTAGAAACTACTGATAGATTATTTTGTTTATCTCTAATCCACTCAGCTCTTGAAGAGTAACCTATAGGGATTCCTGCTGGCATATTAGTCTGTTAACATTAAGGCAGAAGAACCACTGCCTTGAGAAGTTTGACTCATAGGGTTGTAAGGTTTTAATGACCTTGTTATAGAAAGGTCCATAATATAATCAATATTTCTTCCATAATGATTCCAAACAACTTGAGGAGTTTTACCTGTATTTTTAGCTATCTGATATAACTTATCAGCTATGTCTGACAGTTCAACATCAGTAGGAGGAACTTGGTCGCCTCTAGGGTCAAACATGCCTGAATCTATTTCACCTTTTAAATAGCCAACAAGTTTTGTTTGTACAGGAGAACTCATAGTATAGTACCCAGTGTCAAGGTCGTCAGCAGAAGCTCTTTCTGCAGTCACTGCTTTCTTATAATCTACACCTGTAATACTGGTAACAAAATCTTCTAGTGTTCCTTTGTATGAACCACCTGCAGTAGACTGAGCATACTCATAAAGACTAATAGAGCTTTCTTTTTGAATAGTTTTAAGATTAGATATTAGTTTTTGATAATCAGTAAAGCTTCCATCATACTCTCCATTTGCTACAGCAAACTTATAGTTTTTACTTAACTCTGTTTTATCAAGATTACCAATCATAGCTTCACTTTGAATAATGTCTTGCTCAATTCCTCTTATTCTTGCCTCATCAACTGTTACGCCACTCTTAGAAGCTGCAATCTCTTGTTGGATTCTCTCAATGTTAGCTGTATTTAACTCTGTATTTAAATCCATTTGTTGTTCTGCTAACTCTACTTGAGATTTAGAAGCATTAATAACTTGTTCAATCCTGCGTATATCAACATCTTGAAATACACTTTTTAAATCAGTTAATATTTCTTGATTGCTTACACCTGCTTTAGATGCAGCAATTGCTTGGTCTATTTGCTCCATTTGTGTTTCAGTATAAGTCTTAGATAAATTAAATTTCATTTCCGCTAAGGTATCACCAGCAACAATTGAACCTGTTTGTGCTTCTAGGTTTGCAAGCTCCGCTAAGTTTCTTGAATACACGTTAGCTGTGTCCATCATGTTTTTAGCTTGGTCATAAAAACCACCTTGCCACAATGCTGATGACATCTCTTGTAAACTTTCTGGTTTGCTAGGGTCAAAATCAGGGATGCTTGCAGTAATTTCTTGAAAGTCAGTTACTCTTTGTTCAGCAGTTGTTACTCCACCTAGACCTCTACCAACAGACCTGCCAAGCATACCTCCTGCTCTACCTGCAGCATTAGTAATAGCCTGCCATCCTGTGCCTACATTGGCAGAAGAAGCTTCTCTTTGATTAGCGTTATCTATTAGTTCGGCTTCATATGCGTTTAAGCCTGTAAACATTCCTTGTTCTGCCATAATTATTCCTTAGTACCTGTATTGATTATTCATTTCTACAGCTGGTCGAGGACCGCTGCTTACTAAATTATTCATATAGTTATCAAACTTATCATATTTCCTATCACCAAACTGTTCCATAGCATTTGCCCAGAAGTTTGCTTGTGTACCACCAAGACCAAGTGCAGCCCCTTGTTGTGCATTACCTGCATATTGAGCTCCAGCACCCATAAGTCCAGCCATTTGTGCACTTGTGTTTGCATAGTTCATAGGAAGATTACCTATACTAAGTGCAGCTTGTCTGTCCATCATTTCTCTTTGTCGCATTGAATCTAATGTGCCTTGTGCAGTGGCATAAGAGTTAGATAATAATCCAAGTCTTTGCTGTCCTTGTGCTTCTTGTAGTGCTTGCATTTGACCTGCACCACCTGTACTACCTAGTCTACCTTGTTGTAGTAACCTAGACTCTTGAGCCAGTGATTGCCTTTCTTGTTCAGGTGCTACTAAACCTAGCTGTTGATTGTACAGTTGTTGTTGTAATGCCATTGGGTCTAAGTTCTGTATCTGTGAAGCAGTATCTCCTGCTCTACCCATTAGTGCATCATACTGTGCTTGTAAGTCACCACTTAAAGCCATGGTTGAGCCACCCTGCTCATCATATCCAAAGCTACCAAATAAACCGCTAACGTTTCTAGGAAGGGACCTTTGATATGCTTGTTCACCTGCCTGTCGTTGTGCCTCAGCAGTTTTCTTAGCTGCTCTGTTTGTCATTATTCCACCTATTAGTGAACTAGCTATTGCTCCCCACATATTATTCTCCTATGCTGTGCGTTTCCACATATATACAGTTATATATGGTTGTAAGTTATTGTGTGCATTTCCACTACCAGTTGAGCCTGTTGTTGCACCTGTGTTTCCACCCGTTGTTCTAACAATATCGTGAATACTAATAGCATCTGTTGATGTAACCTGCTTGTCATAACTGTGTGTGTGAGCAGGAAGTTCAGCAACTGAAAGTGTATGTGTTGAAGCACCACCAGTTTTTTCTATAGTATTAAAATTACTATCGCCTGTGTCAACACCAACTGGAACTCTTCCTGAACCAAACACTGTCCATGTTGTTCCACCTACTGCTGCTACTACCGCAGCTGAGTTAGCGTATGGTGTAACTGTAGTAAATATTGCACCTACTGGATAAGCAGGAGTAGCTGCTAGAGCTGCTGTAACAAACGCTGTTGTTGCTACCTGATTAGTATTGGTTCCTGCACTTGCTGTTGCAGCAGTAACTACTTGGCTTGTGTTTGCTAAGTCTGCTTTAGAGTTAATAGCAGTCTTAGCTGCAAGAAACTCTGTATTAAAGTCACCACCACTAACTATCTTGTCTGGGTCTGAATCACTTAAAGCATCCTTACCTGACCAAGCTATTTGTAAATTATAATCACTCATCGTATTTTTCCTTGTTTTGCCCAAATAGAAATGTTTTGTAAAGAAGCTTTAAACCCCGATACCGTTTGTATTATCTGTAGTCTAACAACCTTGGCTGCTTTTGACATAGATACTTTATACTCTGTAGGTTGGAAAGCAGTAGCATACTTGGCATTACCATACTTACCTTGTCCCCACAAATAATTGACTCCACCAGTAGTAGGGTCTAATGTAAAGTTAGCTGATGTAGGAGTAACATTGTAATCTCTAAACCAGTTAAGTGTTACGTTCATGTTCTTACCACCTGACCATATAGCTAAGAATCTTTTTAAAAACTTAGATATACCCGGCTGTTCAAAATCTAGCCAAGTAGTTTTAAAATCTGCTTGATATGTGTTGTCTATATCTTGATAGCATTTACTTGTAGTAGCTTCCCATGTGTGTCCAGCAGTTGTACATGCTGATTGATTGCCAAAACTAGCAGTAACATCTTTTTTCTCTACATCATAAAACCCTGAGTAAGTAGCTACTTTACCAAAGTAGTTTGTTTCTCCTAATCCAATATATAAAAAATCATCTGTTGATAACAAAGCACCAGGATTTTTTTTACTATCAAAGTTCCAAGTTGTTATACGTGGAGCACCTTCAGGGGTTGTAGATTTAAAATCAAAGACATAAACAATATTTTTACCACCAAAAGACAATATATATGTTCCAGTAGATAAATCATATTGAGCTTTAACTTTAGTTAAATCTGCAGTAACTGTGTGTGTTCTTATTTCATCTTTAATAGCTAGACTTAAATCTGTCAATGGCATCTTGTCTTGTACCATTGTACGAGCTAGTGAACGTACACCTGACGAGCTTAGGAATACAATGTCATCACCAATGACTTGTACTGAATCCCTAGCTACACATCCTACACCTTCAATAACTTCATCTAATTGAAAGGTAGATGCTGCTGGGTCCCAAGGGTCGTTGTAGATAACAATGTTATTCTTACCAAAGATAACTAGCTTACCCATAAAAGAAGCTAGTGCTGTAACCTCGTCACCTGACCATACAGTTTTTAAATCTACTGAACCTGACGCACCACCATTAAATTTATGTCCAATCAATGTATCAGAATAATAAATTACATCTTTATTCTCACCTATGTTTCCTGTCCATATTCTACCGTAGTCACCTAAAACACAAGAAGGTGTAAAAGTTGTAACTCCAGAAGGTGCAGCATAACTTCCTACATCTTCTAAATCTTTCCATGTAGTACCATCATAATTAATAGGTTTATTACCTGCTTGTACAGCATAGAACTGGTTATTAAAGTTTGTAAATTGCCAGTTACCGTCAGTCTTAGTAGTTGCAGAGCCACCAAAAGTTTGTGCATCTAAAGTGTAAGGAGTATTAGCTACATTAATTTTATAAATGTTAGCACCAGCTCCAGCAAATAAAGTAGTAGCTCCTGTTATACTTCTATACTCACCTAATGATTTAACTTTTAATGTGTTAGCTGTAGGATTACCATCAGTATCTAAACTACCAGTATGTACGTTATCTGTTACCTGTTTAATTCCTTCTCTAGTAGTAACACGTCCCTTTTCATCTAACATAATATTGTTAGCTGTTGTTAAGAACTGT